AGGAGAAGCAACAATCACTGTAACGACTAAGGACGGAAGCAAAACAGATACTTCTATAATCACAGTAACTGAACCAGTAACTGAGCCGGAAAACGTACAAGTTGAAACAACACAAGATAGTGCAGAAGTATCAGCAGAATAATAACAACGTTGAGGGGGATATCCCCTCTTTTTATTTGCAAATAAAAATCAAAATACACAATAAAAGGAGTAATATATTATGGCAAAACGTAATTTTATTAAATTAGTACAAGTAGACAAAAAAGGTAACGCAGTTACAGATACAGAAGGCAACGCAAAGTTTGACACATTTATCACACCTACACAAATTCCTTTCCGTAAAATCTATGACGCAGCAGACTTAATGGACGGTGCTTCAGACGAAGAAAAATCAGCACAAGAAAACATTGATCAAATGCTAGATATGGTTGTAGACATTTATAATCACCAATTCACTAAAGATGACTTACTAGACAGATTACATGCTCCAGACGCAGTAGAAGAATTACAACAACAAATTGAATTTATCGCTCAAGGGCAAATGGACGAAGAAAGAAAAAAGCAGTTAGCCAAAATGATATAAATCAACTCACATGGGCAGAACACAAAAAGAATATGAAAAAAATCATGCTAGAAATGATGAAAGAAGGTGGAAAGGATATCAACGAAATATTAGATATGCCTTTCTCTTTTTTTATGGAATTAGTAGATGAAGATAATCAGAAAAACGTTAAGCATACTGAGAGTATGTTAGATGCCTTCATGTAGTGCTTAAAGAAAGGAGGTAAGCTATGGCTGGAGAAATAAAAGGTTTGCAAGTAGACGTTAGTATGGACACCTCCAAATTCGAACGTGGTTTTTCTCAAGTAAAACGTACAATGAGTACGTTTAACAGTGCTTTGAAGAACACTCGTAACGAAATTAAGTTCGGCGAAAAGTCACAACAGAGTTACAAGAACCATATGGATAACTTAAAGACTTCAATTGCTAAAAGTGAAACAAATGTAAAGCAATTATCTAAAGCGTATGAAGGGTTAAGCGACGCAGAAAAACGTGGCGTTAAAGGTCACCAATTCATCTCTCAAATGGCTAAAGAAGAAGACCAAATGAGGCGTTTAAAAAACGAACTCAAAAGCACTCAACTCACTTATGGCGAAACATATACTGCTATGGGTAAAATTGGTCAATCATTTAAGAGTGTTGGGTCTGGTATGCAAAATGTAGGCTCACAAATGCAAAACGTCGGACGTAACCTTTCCAATAGTATTACCAAGCCAGCATTGATAGCTGGGACAGCAATGGCAGGTATTACAGCTAAACTTGGATTTGATAGATTAGTTGGTTTAGATACTGCTAAGGCTAAGCTAGAAGGTCTAGGCTATTCAACTAAAGATGTCGGACGTATCACTGATCAAGTCACAAACGCTATAAAAGGCGGTATGACTACAATGGCTGAAGGTACTGACGTTGCAGCAGGTGCATTAGCTGCTGGTGTTAAAGAAGGTAAAGAACTAGAAAAGTATATCAAGCTAGTTGGTGATGCTGCAGTTGGTAGTAATAGACCAGTTGCAGATATGGCACAAATATTTAACCGAGTACAAGGTCAAGGAAAGTTAATGACACAAGAGTTAAATATGATTGAAGAAGGTATGCCAGGATTTTCTAACGCAATGGCCAAACATATGGGCGTTTCTTACGAGGCGTTTCGTGAAATGGTTACAGAAGGCAAAGTAACTTCAAAAGACTTCCTAACTGTAATGGATGACTTCGCTGGTGGTATGGCTGGTGCTTATAGTAAATCATTTAAAGGTATGGTACAAAACACTAAAGCCTATGTTGGTATTATTGGTGAAAGTTTATTAAGTGGTGTCTTTGAAAAATCTAAAGCATCTCTACACGAATTTGAAAAACTACTACAATCAGATGCTGTTCAAAATTGGGCGACACAGACTGGTGAAAAACTAGGTGCTGGCGTTGAAAAAATAAGTGGTGCTATCCAATCTCTTATTGGTTGGTGGAAAGACTTAGACAAAGGTACTCAAAAAACGTTGGGTGGTATCGTTAAATGGCTTGCGATCACTTTGGTTACTGTAGGGCCACTGCTTACGATATTTGGTAAATTAGTCACTGTAACAGGTGGTATGTTTACAACATTCGGGGCGTTAGCTGGTTCTCTAGGTAAAATATCATTTATGGCTAAAGAAGCAGGAAGTTTGATGGGTGGTTTACAGGCTGTGTTCCCTAAACTAGCAACATCAATAAGTGTTATGACTGGTCCAGTTGGTTGGATAACTGCAGGGGTTGTAGCCTTAGGTATAGCTTTTGTTGTAGCTTATAAAAAGTCAGAGACATTTAGAAACATTGTTAACAACGCTCTGAATGGCGTCAAAATAGCTTTTGATAAAGTTAAAGATACAGTTCTTGGTATATTTAACATTTTTAAAGGTAACGAAGGCAGAGGCATGAGTATGTTATCTCGTGTTATGCCAGCAGAACAAGTTCATAGAATCATTTTGGCAGCAAATAGTATAAAACAAGTATTTTCCCAAGTAATTAACGCTGTTAAAACGTTCGCAATGCAAATTGGACAAATGTTATCTAAATTCTGGAAAGAAAATGGCGCAGAAATAACGGAGGCTGTTCAGAAGATTGGCAGTGTCATTTCAACTGTTTTCAAATTCATTTGGGGTAGCATAATCAAGCCCATTATGAATTTAATATGGAATATCATGAAATTATTATGGCCAGCTATCAAATTACTAATTGTTGATACGTGGAATAATATTAAAAACATCATTAAAGGCGCTTTAGACGTTATTCTAGGCATTGTAAAAATATTCAGTAGCTTATTCACTGGTAATTGGAAAGGTGTATGGCAAGGCGTCAAACAAGCAACTGGAGGAGCTTTAAAAATCATTTGGGCTGCTGTTCAGTTATGGTTTATAGGTAAAATATTAAAAGTTGTTAGATTGTTTGGTGGACTATTTAAAGGTGCTATTAGTGGTATATGGAAAGTTATTAAAGGCATATTTAATAGAACACTTGGCGCTATATTCAGAACAACAAAAAATATATTTACTAACATATTCAAGGTAACTAAATCTATATTTACAAACGTTAAAAACTTCTTATTCAACATTTGGAATAACATAAGGAAAGGTGTAACAAGTAGAGCTACATCTTTATGGAATGGCGTTCGTAACACATGGAATAATTTACGAAAAGGTACGTCATCTATATTTGCAGCTGTTCGAAATTTTGCGTTTAAAATATGGACAAGTATTAAAAATAAAATCGTAAGTCTAGCACAGTCTATTTGGAATAATGTTCGTAATAAATTCAGTGGCATGTACAAAACAGTACAATCATTATTCAGTAATGTATTCAACTTCTCTAGAAAGATATGGACAACTATACGAAATACTATTCGAAATCTTGCACAATCTATTTGGACGAATGTAAAAAATAAATTTACTGGTATGTTCAATAATGTTAAGAAGATATTAACGAATTTATTCAACACTGCTCGTGAGATATTCACAAATATCAAAAATAGAGTAACAAGTATCGCTAACGTAGCTAAAGATAATGTTGTGAACGGATTTAAGGCAATGTATGACAAAGGTAAGTCTTGGATAGATAAACTTAAAAACTTCTTAGGCGATTCAATATCAGAATTTAAGGAAGTAGCAAGTGATTTAGGTAAAGGTGTTGCTAATGGTGCTATTAAAGGTTTAAATGGCATGATTAAAGGGATAAATGAATTATCAAGTAAAATCATGGGAAAAAAATTAATAAAACCAGAAGAAATTCCTAAACTATCAACTGGTACTGGTGTACAAGTAGATAATAACGGATTGCTTAAACGTTCTACTAAAGCTGTTGTGAATGATAAAGGACCTGGAAATGGTAAAGGTCCTAATGGTCATAAAGAGCTTATATATAGACGTGGTGGCAAGATAGAACAACCAATAGGCAATAACAAGAAAGTTAGCTTAAGACGTGGTGATGGCGTTATAAATGGCGCACAAAGCCAATCATTAATCCCACATCTATCTACTGGAACAGTAATGGATAGATTATTCGGTTCAGGTGCTAAAGGTAATAAGAACAAGAAGAAAGAGAAAAAAGACTTTTGGCAAGCAACAGGTGACAATATTGGTAAGGCTTGGGATAGTACAAAAGATGCTGGTAAGAAAGTTGCAGAAACAACTTCTAAAGGTGTTAAGTCGGTTATGAAAGGTATAGGCGACGTTTGGGACTATGCAAGCAATCCTAAAAAACTCATAGACAAAGTAATGGGTGGTTTAGGTATTAATTTCGATGGTGTCGGCGGTGTTATGGGTAACTTCATTAAATGGGGCGCTAAGAAATTAAAAGAAGGTATGGTTGACCTTGTTACAGGTTGGTTCGAGTCTGAAGGCGGTGGTGGTGGAGATGGTTCTTCATTCACTAAATTTGGTGTTACAACGCCATATAGTCCAAACAAACCAGTTCCCGGATACCCAACGTCATTCAACGGCGGTCGTCACTATGGTATTGACTATGGTACGCCAAGTGGCACAACTATCAAAGCTCCAACATCAGGTACTGTATCTAAACTTCATAACCACGGTGGTGGTTTAGTTGCTAGATTATTAAGTGGTAAGTTTACGCAATTCTTTATGCACTTATCTGACATTATG